CCCCCCCTCGGCTATGCCGAGAAGGAGGGATTTTCTCTGATTGCATCCCGCAGACCTAGCGGGGTTAGCTTCATTGTGCTGAGTTTATATCCTAAAGGAGCCTTTCCATGGACACACTTCATGTTGTACTTACCCTTCTGAACCTAATCGGTTCGCGAATGGAGGACCTGCATGGGGTGTCAATCTATGGATGGCTCCATGATATACTTGGGGAGGCGCTAAATGCGTCACCCCCCGGAGTATGCCCGGAACTCAGGGATTATCACAAAAAGCTGGCGCAATCTATCTCGTCTGGCGCTTCACAGCGCGTGGGAGATCTTTAAATGTTACCCATTTCTGGGCCGTTTAGCGATAACCTTGATACCCAGCGAGAGTACCGTAGTCGCCTCTGCTATCGGCAAGCTAAACCGATAGATCGCTCGCTACCTTATTCCGCGTCCTTTTCGAAGGACATGGGATTGGCAGTGGGCGATCGTAGCAATATCCCATTTGCCTACTACGCTATCTCATCTGAACCCGTCTTAACTGACGACGACAGTTTTGCTAGCGTTAGAAGTAGGGCTTATGAGAAGCTGCGCGAGGCTATCTCGGACAGGTCGGCGTGGGCCGTCAACCTTGCAGAGTACCACCAGAGTTTCCAGATGATGACCGCTCGACTTCAACAGCTTTTGCTGTTTACGAAAGCGATCAGGAAGAAGGATCTCGTAGCCGCTAAGAAAGCTTTGGGTTTTACCGGTTCACCCTTGCGAAGGGGTGTGCCGAAGACCTTAGCTGACCATTGGCTCGAGTATTCCTTCGGATGGAAACCTCTCTTCGAGGATATCTACTCTGGTATGCAAGCACTCCAAACTCCCATTAAGTCCATAAGACCGCGTGGGAAATTTACCGAGTCCCTTTTGGGGATTTCTGGTAGCAACTCGGGTGGATTCATTTCTACCCAAGAGGTGTTTGGTAAGCGCTTCTGCAAGCAAGGGTGCGAAGTTACAATTAGTAACCCGCTTTTGTACCTTGCGAACAATCTGGGCATAGTCAACCCAGCAGTCGTGGCGTGGGAGTTAATCCCGTTTAGCTTCGTCGTCGACTGGTTCGTTAACGTGGAGCAGTTCCTTTCATCGGGGACTGATTACCTCGGACTCACGGTATCAAAACCGTGGACCGTATTCGGTTTGAAGGGCCGGGTGCTTGTGACGCGTGATAATCCATTTTGGACCCCGCGGCACAATGCCCAGTACTTTCAGGTCGCGTACGTCAAGAGAACAACGGACCTTTCCAATCCGCTGCTCTTCATTCGTCCTGCTCGTCTATGGGGCTGGCAGCGTTGTTTCAACGCTGCGTCAGTCCTTACTCAATCCCTTAAGGGACTGAGATAGCCGAGTTTCGCAATCCTCCTTTGGAGAACTTTATGCCTTCTATGGCAAGTATTACCGTCAAAAAGAATGACGGGACCACCGATATCGTCTTTGATAGCGTATCGGCGTCTGGGGGCGACGGAAGCCCCGCGGTGTGGCGCCAAGACACTGGCAATACGGCTGCATTGCCCATCGGACTCCGGAGCCAATTTAAGCTCTGGAGTACGTGGAACGGTCCGAAGACGGCGCGGCAACTCAAGTTTAATCTTGCGTTCCCGTATGCCGTCCAAGACAGTACCACGACTCTTTACTCGGCGAAAGACCGAGTAATTTTCGATGGGATCGTGACGCTTCCGCAGTCAGTACCTTCCACGCATATCAACGAAGCGGTGGCGCAAGGGTTGAATCTCCTTGCTTCATCTCTCGTGAAGTCTGCTGGGCAGGCTGGCTACGCTCCGACCTAACTAGCCGGAGTAGCGTCATGATCGCAGATGTGTTACCAGATGATGTGGTGCGCATAGTCCTCTCTTCTTTGGAGGACATCGGTACCCCTCTCGCCGTGTCTGTGGCTATACGCCTCAGATATCGTGACTGGGGAGGGTTGGCTCGAATGCGAGTCGACCCGAGTAACTACCTAACGCCTGCTGCTTACCTTCGAGACGTGTCGGCCATTTCCCTGCTTCGCAAGCTCTCTGAGCTTCCGACCGGGATAGACCGCAAACGCGCTGCCATACTCAAATGGCGCGAGGGTGAGCTTGCATGCTTTAAGGCCAATGAACGACTGTCCCCTTACCTTCCGGAGCATTCTTATGCCGAGGACCGTGTAGAGGCGATCTCAGAGTTTTTCTCTGAGGTTCGGAAAATCGTCAGTTCATGGATCGGGCATCGGCCCGCTTCCGCTGTTTTGGAAGCTCGGCACGGGCCCGGAGCTACTTTTTCCGATCGCGGCAGGTATTCCACCGTACCTGATAAAATGAGCAATAACCCAAGCCTGACTCACGGTTCAAAGTGGTATCTCCTTGAGTGGGGGGAGACGCTTTGGGCATCCGCTTGGAATGCCAACCGTGGAGATCTGCTCTGGACCCGTGGTAACCGTTACACGACGGTTCCTAAAGACGGTGAAATCGATAGGTCGATTGGTTCTGAACCATCGATCAATATCTTTTTCCAGTTGGGCCTCGCGGCCCAGCTTCGCACTAGGCTTCGCAACCTAGGTGACGTTCGTCTTCCCTCCTACCTTGACCCGCGTCAAAAACCGGGCTGGCGTAGGGGGTGGGTTCTGGAGCACGCCCAGGAGCTTCATCGGCGGGTTGCCGAAAAGAGCTCTCTGGACGGAGAGTTTGCTACTCTCGATCTTAGTAACGCAAGCGATACCGTATCACGCAACTTGGTCAAGTTGCTGATGCCCCTTAGATGGTACGAGGCACTTAGCGATCTTCGATCGCCATGTACTCTCGTCCCTAACGCTTATCTTCCCCATCTCGGGCTTTTGCCGAGAGATGGGGAGGACGGGCGGTGGTGCGTGCTTGAGAAATTCTCAAGCATGGGTAACGGTTTTACGTTCGAACTTGAGACCCTCATCTTCGCTGCATTATCCTGCGCTGTCGTCCGAAAGGCCGGCGGCGTTGGGCAGCTTGGGGAGGATGTCTTTGTGTACGGTGACGATATTATCGTTCCTGACACTACCGTTCGCGCGTTAACCGCTGTCCTGAGGTTCTGTGGCTTCGAGCTGAATAGCCGGAAGTGTTTCTCCGGCCTCAGCCCGTTCCGGGAGAGTTGCGGCGGAGACTTTTTCCTCGGAAAAAGTGTTCGTCCGCATTTCCTCCGGGAGCTACCACATGGACCTTCGGATTTTATCGCTTTTGCTAATGGCTTACGCCGTGTTCGCTCACAAGTCACCGCTTGCGGTGAGGAAATGGGCGTTCGCGGGTGGTTTGACTGCCTGGATTGTATCCCAACAGGGATACGGTGTTGTCGAGGGCCACAAGCCCTTGGTGACGTCGTCATTCACGACGAGCCAGCCTATTGGACTACACGTAGCAGAGGCGATATAAGGTACCTTCGAGCTTTCATTGTTGACAAGGAACGTTTCGTTCCCTGGCACCATTTTAAGCCTGAAGTGATCCTAGCTTGCGCC